CTTCTTCTAGTTCTTTGCGAGTGTGATAATATATAGCATTGCCTAAAGTAAAGCCTTTTGTAAAGAAATACCTTTCCAAAAGTTCTCCATAAACCAACGTATTTTCTTTAATATTCCCTTTAATCTTAACCAAATACCGCTTCTCTTCCTCGACCTCGTAGCCAAATTGGTGCATGTTGACGAGGGTTTGGATAGGATTTTCTCTGCTGTCATTAATCCAATTATTAAACTCTCTATTTGCTAATTTTTTAGCCTCATCCCTGAAAGCAATCCAATCCCAAACATTAAATTCAAAAGAATCCTTATTCTCTTCATACCAATCCGCCACAAACTGCTGAACTTTGACTGGTTGCGGTTCGTCTAGTTGTTCCAAATCTTTTAAAAATAGCTGACAAGCTGCCCTTGCTCTAATATCAAATAAACCATTTTCATATTCTTTATACTTCTTAATCAATTCCTGCTTATTCATTTTCTTTTATCTCCTCCTGCTTGTTTCTCAAGCCAGTTAAATAGCAAACCGAATTGCTCCGTCACCAGCTCATCATCATTGTATTGTTTACAAATTTCGCTAATCGACGACACTGCCCACAACCAATAGGCATCCGAACCAAAACCAACCTCTTGGCTCTTCTGATTGCTGCACGCCATCCATTCCGGAATAACTCTGCTGAAGAAATCAATATAATTGATTTTCATGGCAATTCCTCAATTTTGATATAGATTCCTACTGTATCTGCCCAGAACTTTTCTGCTATTTCGCTGGCCACTTGTGCATCATCTTGCCAGTATCCAAGTTTCGTCATGCAATCCTTGAGCAACTTCTGCAGATTATCTGTATCTGGCTTTGTGGTCTTGTACTGGCCATCGTAGCTTTTTTTGATACGAGGAAAGCACCATCAAATACTTTCATCTAAACACCTCCCCTCCATCTGAGTACCATTTGTTTTTAAGTACATGACGTGCAATCTCGCATTGCACTTGTGGTTTCTGATAATAATCCACTTTTTCCTTGTGCTTTTTAATAGCTTGCATAGTGTGAATTGTAACAATCGCTGCCCATGTGATAGACATCAAAGTTGTAAGTACCATAACGATTTCAATTTTTGTCATTTTTCTGTTTCCTTTTCAAATTGGTTTAGTACTGTCTGAAATATATCCAAAAGTAGCTTTTGAGGTATATTAGACCGTTCATTGTATGATTTAGAAAAATTATCCCATTCAATTTCTGCTGGATTTATATCATTGTTGAGATTTAGAAATAGATTGCTTGCAAATTTGGTCGGTTTTTGCAAAGGGTAATCATAGTTGTTGTACCTTGTTGGGTTTTTATAGGGCAATGGAAAGCCTATGATAGTTTCTATATACTTCCATAGTCTCCCTGTTGCTGGGTTTTCAATTATCCAATACTTAGGCTGATACCTCTTTATGATTTCAATGGTATTAAAGGCGCATAGCTCACCATTAACACGTTTCATAAATTGCCTATCATACTGATAATTATTGTACGCATCCTCATATTCTTTGTTCGCTCTAATAGTAAACATGCTAGGTGGTATTTGAGGCTCAAATAGACTATCTGATAAATCTTCCTTTTTCCAACAAGCGTTGCCATTTGCCATCGCACTAGCACTTGACCAACTCTCACAAGGTGGACTTGCTATGATTAAATCTGGATGTGGTAGCTTGTCAAGTGTATCAAACAGCTTATTATCCCCAAATAGCCGTGAGTAATCAGCAAGGTTTAGAGGGATAAAATGATTGTTCTTGTTTTCAATATCGATCCCAATCGGATATACTTCAATATTCGCCCCCCCCGAACTATTAAGCGTGTTGATAGCTTTAGTATATGAGCCGTTACCACTATCAAACAACGCCCATACTATCATTTTCTGCACTATATCACCCTCTCATCTTATTTCTGATAGTGAAAGAGTGTTTAGGTGGTGAATCCTCAAAGGCATCTTGAAACTCTTGGTTGATTTTGCGAATATTAAACGGCTCGTAAGCGTGGAAATAATATCCATACTTATCAAGTTTACCCTCAACACCAGTTGCTCATGCCAAGAATACTGTTTGCTTGCAGGTTGGGCATGTAATCCCTTTTCTATGCGACCCGGTTTTCATCATCTTGCAAAAACCACAAAACGGACATTGTAAATCTACCTTTACTCTTACGCTTTCTCTATCCATGAAAATCCTCCCATGTTACAACACCTGAAATAATACAAGTCTTATTGATTCGACTTGCTAAAGTATCAGCGTTATAGATACCATGAGTTGTTTCTATAACACTACCGTATATCCTCTTTACCTGGACTATATTGTGAAACTCCCCGTTTCTAAGCACTTTCACATAGTCTCCTACTTTAATTGTTAAATTCATATTCCCCTCATCCTAATCCAACGGTACAAGTCGTCTTGCTCTGTTTGGGTTCGTTCGCCTCTTGTAAGTTGGCGTGTTGTAGTAGTGTATTGTTTCTATTTTTACATTAAACTGTCTGGCTAATTCCTTTACAGTACCCATGCCCAACAGTTCATCGCCTTTGTAGAGGGCGTACTCCTTTTCTGGCACGATCATAGGCGTTTAAAACGGCAAATCATCATCACTGATATCCAATGGATTTGTCGGTCTGCCAAATGGATTGTTATCACGGGTGAAATCAGGAACTGGATTTGTTGTGTTCCCCTCAAAGAAACTACCTTGTTGTCCGTAACTATTTCCATTTTGGAAATTGTTCCCTGTGTTATTTCCGTTTTGGAAAGAACTGCCCTGGTTACTGTAACCCTGTTGCTGATAACCGCCATGATGATCTTGATGTCCTTGATTATTTTGCTGACTGTTACGACTTTCTAGCAATTGGAAATTACTAGCAACAACCTCTGTGACATAAACACGTTGGCCTTGTTGATTATCATAACTACGTGTTTGAATTACTCCTGTAACTCCGATAAGAGAGCCTTTTTTAGCCCAATTAGCAAGATTTTCAGCTGACTGTCTCCAGATAACGCAATTGATAAAATCAGCCTCACGCTCTCCAGCCTCGTTCTTAAATGGACGGTTTACAGCAAGAGTAAACGTAGCAACCGCAATATTAGATTGCGTGTATCTTAGTTCAGCATCTCTTGTAAGTCGCCCTACTAAAACAACGTTATTTATCATTTTGCGCCTCCTCTTTTATCCATTTTCCATTGATTTTTTTACCTTGACGGTCTTTTATTTCATTCCATGCAATTTCAAAACAAGCATCAAGCATTGTCCCCTCGTTTACTGAGATTTTTGAAAGAATACCCGTAAAGTTACGTATATGAAATTGGATTTGTGTAAGCGTGTTGATAATGCCCGGATTAAATACTAGATCAAGCAACCTGCTAGACATTAAACCAATTTCTTTAGTTGCGTATAAGAGTAAAGTTTCCGTTGATATCTTACCTCTCTCATACCTTGTGTAGCCGTTCCTATGAGGGTTTAGCATAATATCCTTTTTAGTAAAGTTCATTTGTTCGGTAAACACGGTTAGAGCAACCATAATATCGCCGATTGCATCCTCAAGCTCTTTATGATTGCTTGAGTGTTTTGCCTTGTTCAATTCTCCGTACTCCTCAAGGATTTTTTGCATTTGAGAGAGAGGAGTTTCTTTGTCAATCTCTCTCTCAATAGCCCAATCTGTCACATTTTCAATCAGTTCATTAAATTTCATTGAGCATACCTCCTGCTGCAATATTCACGTTCTAAGCTATCTAGCCCCACTTTTAAATACTCGATAGAGTAGATAGCAAGGCTTTTCTTTTCAATTTGTGTGAGAGGCCTGTTAGCCTCCTCAAATTCTAAAATAAGTTGATACTTTCTAAATTCCACCTAACCCTCCAAAGTTTCAAAACCGATAAAGTTATCCTCAAAATATTCTTGTGTATTTTCCCACTGTTCTAAACCACCGTGCAGTTCAAGACGTACTACTTTTACCAAAGGCTCGCTAGGCTCAAATTTTGCCACCTCTCGCGCATTGTTTTGTGGTTCTGGTGTAATTGTACCCTGCTCCAAAATCTCGCCTGTTTCAGCATCGTAAGCCTTGATATTCGCATTAGCATTTTTCTTGGCCGATTGAGCAATTTCTTCAAGTCGTTCAGCTTTTGCTTTTTCTTGAGCCTCTTTCTGCTCTTTGCGTGCAATCTCAGCATCACGATCTGATTTCATCATCTTGAGAATATCAACAAGACTCTTACCATCTTCAAAATGTCTGATATAGCTGTCAGCTGGCAAATCGTACTCTTGAGCTTGCTCTTGGATAGCTTGCTTGTTGGCCTTGTATTCTTCCAGGGCATCAAATTCTGAGAGTACTAAGGCATCCATTTCATCAAGTGTTGTCTTTTTCAGCTCATACTTTCCTGTTTTAAAATATTTCTTGAGGCTGTACTCATCGTATTTGTCAGTGAATGTGGATTTTTCAATCCCTGCAACCATACACTTATCCTCAAATGTGGCACGCACGACATCCACGCGCATCAATCGTTCATGTTCATCAATCGCATTAAGTCCTGCTGTGATGTTTGCAATGACATTATCCAATGGCTCAACTGTTTTCTTGTACCACTTCTCAAATTCCTTGTATGGATTATTGATATTGTTTTTGATTTCCTTACGCCGAGTTTCCAACGCCTCTTTTAATTTGTTTAGGCGTGTACGCTCATCATAATCAATCTTGTAAGTGGATGCAGTCACCTCATAATTTGTGTACTGTGCAACGATTGCTTCAAGTTGTTTCTCAACGCTATCATAATCAACATTGATTACTGCAGGTTGAAAATCTACCTTAATTTCTGTCAAGCTATTAGTTACATCTTTTACCATGTTTAATTACCTCTCTTTGCTTTTGCCTTTGCTAGTTGTTCAGTTAAATAGTTTTTCAATACCTCATAGTCGCCAACTTGTACTCTATGAAAATCTTGTAAACCTTTTAATTTTTCAGATAGCACATAGTTAGCAAGCGTATCGAACTGTATCCCTTTAATTTCTGCAATACCACTTATAAGGTCATTAATTTCTTGATACTGAATGTTATCAATGTACCTTACTTGATTTTGTTCTTGGGCTTGCTGGTTTCCTTGTTGTTGCTGTTGACCTTGTTGTTTGGGTTTCTGCTGATCGTTTTGCTTATGATACTCATTGCTATCAGCATCTTTATTATCATCAATCAAGAAAAGACCGCTTAAAGCATATTTTCTAGCATAACTTGATGCTGCACCAGTGATTTGTGAACTATCCATGCCCTTCTTGTTCTCTTCCTCTCTCGCCCTCGCCTTTACTGTGATTTTCTCACCAGTCTCAATATCAACAAATGATATTGTTGCCACAAGATAGTACCGTTGCCCAATGTATTCAATAGTGTCATCCTCAACATAGGTAATTGCATTATTCTCAACAAGTAATGGTTTTAAAGCTTCCATAATATCCTCTGCGTTACGATAGCTGTACTTACCAAAGTTGTTGTATTGCCCTTTAGGTGCTTTTAGATCCCGTTGGATATTGAGTAGTTTTTTGTAAATGGTGTTTGCCATATCATTCTCCTAACCCCTCTAAGGATGCTATGAATTCCACATAAGCCTTATAGAAATTCCCGGATTTTTCGCTATCTCTATAAGCTTTATCAATCAGTTCTTGACCCGTTCCGTAGAAACAGCCTACTCTCCACATTTTATTAGATTTCGTGTAGGTAAAATGCCGTCCGCTTGACCAATGGTTTTTAAAAACGATAACATCCCCAAAATCTGATACTTTGGCATCGCCCCATACTTCGGCATTGCC